GAATCCTCTATGTATGAGGTTAGTAGATAGGAACTGGGCACAGCTAACGCTTGTTGCTGACGCTCGCCTGCCCTGGCTGAATACTTTCGGTAATTCTCTGGGTAAAGTGAACCTCGCAGTATCTCAGAATACTTACGAATTGGAAATCCGTTTTTCCAAGTTCTGCCAAGATACTCAACCTGGTCGGTGGCCAAACCGATAGAACCTTTAGTCGTGTTCAATTTGAATCCGATTGTACTCATGAAGTCACTAATTTGAGTAATGGTTAATAACGCATTACAGAAGAAAAGACAGTCATCCCCAAGCACATACAGGTCATCATCCTTGAGTCCAAGGTTGAATCTTGTGTTGAGTGCATACGCATTTGCGACATTCTGGTAACTATCTTCCAACTGTGTAAAGTATGAGCCTGATGGTGTCCCGCCATACTTGCCCAAAACTAATAGAGGGTAATTGCTATCGCGATTAGGCATAACAATCGGTGTTCTAATGAAGTAGTCCTCCACTATATCGAACAGTAATGCCAACCTCACGTTGGGATAGATTTCTTCATTCAAATCGAACCAAGTTCTCATTGCATTAAAGAAATATCTAATTCCAACGACACTGTTGGTTGAATCGAAAGATGAATAGTCAATGGAATAATGGTATTTATTGCTAGACGCCGACTTACGTATTCGCATACCTATTTCCGAACTATAATCTCCGAATGTCATGACGCTGTCAGTGCTTTTGAACATCTCGATTAACGGACGTGCTACGACCGCCTCTAATATCGTCATCTCGAGAGGATACATCCACACAAGTCTCGTCTTCCCCTTACGCTGTGTTCGAACACCCGCCAAACATGGCGCTGGTGTCTTACCAGAAACTAGGATATCAACAGCCTTATCCAATCCAATGGTAAAGGCCTCTAGTTTCGTTGCACCGTAAGCAGTCAAGCCAGCTGAAGGCTCTTCCTTAAGTCTAAGGTCGAGGAACAATTGCTTGCTCGATTCAGTTAACTTGATTGGTTTAAGTTTCTCCACAGTTCTTGGTCTCGCAAAGATACGAAACGCATGATTTAGGCCAGCCTTATAAACCTCATTTGAGGAATTCACGCTGTTACACTGGCCATAGGGCTGTAAAGCTTCCCAAAGTTTCTCATAACTATAAAAATTACGATACTCATTGGTATGCTGAACTGGAATGCCTTGTTGATACATGACTGCCTCGACAACCTTATCTACTAGGGGTTCGGTAATGTCCTGACAATGTCGGGCATTCCATTGCTCTAGGTAGCGTGCTCGGTATACTCGCCTATTTAACATAAGCTTCACCGTCTCCTTAGGCATTATCTACCCGGCTACGGACGCGCTGGTGAGCACCGCGGAATAAATTAATTATCTGCAGAGCAGACACTGGACGCCGAAGCGCAGAGGCCGATTTCCTCCCGAAACTACGAGCCGTAGTTCACAAATAGTTCCTCCAGTGACTAAAGTC